AACATCTTCCGGAGTAACGTCTTTCACCATCGGCGCCAGTTTGTGCTGTTCCATCAGGTTCCGCAATCTCGCCTCGACTTCCTGGCGATCCATCTGATCTATCTTCCCGAACTTAACCTCTTTCCTGTCCACCATCAGGCCTGCCAGTTTAGCCCGTCCCAACTCTGCGGTTACTGCCGCCCCGAATGATCCTTCCTCGAGCGCCGCATCCCGGATCTTCTTCAAATCTTCAGCAACCTTTTCAAACGTGATCTCGTATTTCTGCCTCTGCATATATTGCAACTCCTGGATACGTTCTTGCACATGCCTGTACCTTTCATGATTCAGCATCCTTGAAGCCATCACCTCCGGATGCCTGTATCCCGCACGCAACGCACATTCGGATTGTTTCAGATCCTGATACACATACATCTCTATAAAAAGACGTTGCATTTTGCTCAACTTTTTTCTTTTCGCCACTTTATACTCCTAGTAACCTTAAAACTTCTTCTCCAAACACGCGCCTAAAAAAAGGAGGATGTCGGTAGAGGGGAGGTTGTTCTATACAATCCCTTCCTCTCTCCTTTAGGAGAGCATACCACCATACCGCCATACCATGTCCGTTTTATAGGCGTTTCAGAGGCGATGGTATGGCGGTATAGCATAGTATGATCATACCACCATACCATGTATACTTTCCTTATTATATAGGGGTTTCAGAGGCACATGGTATGGTTTCTGAAAAGGCACCATACCATCCATTTTATACCCGTAGTCTACCGTATTTACACCAAGGATAAGCCCTTTTTTTTCTTCCATTTTATACACTTTCAGTATCCCTCTAGTAAGGCAAATTGCGTACAAAAACAGGGGTTTGTTCGCCCACATACGCGCCGGTTACATTAAACTCCATGTGTTCGAGCGCCTCTCCCCTCTCCATGCCGTCACGTTGCATCAGGATGTCCACGCATTTTTCGTAGCTGTAGACGGCACGCGGCAGATGTACAGGCCTAAATTCCGTGACCCCGATGAAGGCCTCGTCAAAGCCGTCGGCGGTCAGCATCCATTCTTCGTTTGCTCTCAGGTGTTCTGCCCACTCGTCCAGAGATTCCGATGCCAATACCGTTGATTCCATTAATATCTGTGTGCCAGAAACAATTCCCAGCTCTAATGCCTTGTTGTATTTGTCCACCGTTCTTCTGTTGTACGTTGTTCGTGCGAGTTCCAATGGGAACGCCGCGAAGTTTTTAAACAGAGCGCCCCATATTCTTTTCGCCATGCGCCTTGTCCTTTTGTAGTTAGGCAACACATGCTTGGGTATGTATTTATCTTTCTTCATTCTTCAACCCTCCCGATTAGTTTTTCGTAGTTTTTAGGATCCGATAGCCCCTTGTGAAGCCTGGGCAATAGCCATTCGATAATGCGTAGTTTTCTTTGCATGTCTTGCCACGCAAGCAACGCTGCTCTTTCGCTGATCATGCTTTCTTTGTCTTTCATTCTTCTTCCCAGGGCTTGACCCCCTCGTTAGTTATTAACCAATGCCAGGTTTGTCTGCCCGGTATCGCATGCGTGAGCACCCGCCCACCGAGGTATTTCTGCACATAGCTGACTGCGGCTTTTCCTTTCAGCTGACCGCTTGCCAGGCCTCTGTCTTTCAGCGCCTTGCGGGCTTGCAATTCAAGCTCTGCGCGTGTGTAGAATTTCGTTTTGTCCATCGAGTTCGCCACCGTGTGCGCGATGTCGACCTCATCAATCTGTTTTTCCGCATCGAAATCAACGATGTTCCAGAACCCTGTTTCAAAATTGAAGTACGCCGAATGACTCTCGGGCTCCCTTGCGTTCCTTGCTTCATAGAACAGGGTAACGTTCGGCTTGTCGCCGAGCAGTTTAATGCCTGAGTCAAACCATCCTGCAAATGCAGAGCCGCCACGCGCCGACATGAAGCTCATGTCGTCCTGACGTTCCTTGCCGGTGTGATGGGCAAGGATTGCGGTCACCCGGTAGGTATCGATCAGCTTGTCCACCCTCGACAGGAACTTCTGCACATCCTCGTTCTTGTTCTCCTCGCCGGAAAAGAAGTTGATCACCGGATCAATCATGATCATGTCGGGTTCATGGAACTCGATCGAGCGTGCCACCATCTCGATGTCGGCATCACGCATCAGGTTTTTCTGCAAGCGTCCGGTGACGATCAGGTTCTTGCCCAGCAAATCTGTTTTCTCTTTGTCTTTTTCATACGCCTTAAGGTAGAGATCCACTCGGTCCCGGATGTAGGCATCGATGATCTCGGCCTGCAACCACATGACTTTCATCGGTCTTGGGAAAGGTTTCCCCATGAATTTCGTGCCTGTTGCCGCCGCTGTTGCGAACGCGCCGATCCAGTGGGACTTGCCGATCTTCGGCTTGCCCAACAGCAGTATCCGTCCGCGTTCAAAGATAAATTTGTCGCCCCAATACTCGGTCGGGGTTGGGATATCCAGTTGGCGGAACTCACCCCACGGCATCAGACCCAGGGGATCGGTCTTCTCCGGTTTGTCTTCCGCCAGATTCTCGATCGGATCTTCCTGTTCCAAAATCTCTTTCTGTTCGTCTTCAAGATGGATCTCCCACTTGCTCGTTTCCCACCTGAGCATGCCCATCTCTATGTCTTCCGGATGTCTCTTTATATGTCCGTTGACGATAGACATCGTCGTAGTTGTAACCTCTATAGGTGACAGCGGGGGTATGTTTGTCTGGTTCCAGTCCTGTGCTTTAATCATGAGTTCACGCTGTCCCCAACCCTCCCTGATCCAACGTCCGACCAGGCGTGCCAGCTTGTCGTTGCGGGTACCGATGTCGGCACCGTGATCATCAAGGGTAGCCTTCACGATGGAAGTGACTTTCCCCTGATTGTTAAACTCGGCAACTGCATTCAGGTCCTTCTGCCCCAGGCACGGCAATGCGTCCATGCTGTCAAAGACGTATTGGTTGGGCGCGGCGAAAAAATAATCCTGTGAGGGGCACAGCATTACATAGCCGCCGACGCCCCGAATGTCCAGTTTGTTGGAGCCGGCAGAGTTTCTGATCTCAAGGTTCGGGTTGACACTATAAAGGAAGTGAACGCCTCCGCGCGGGGTTGTTTGTCTTAACGGCGAGCGCATCACCGCGCCGCTGTCAACAAAATCGATAGCCTCCACGCTGTCTGCATCGAGGACCACGAAGTTGATGCCGGTCAACGCCGCCCAATTTGCCTTTGGAAACTTGTCAAGCCATGTAATTAGCTCCTTCTGGGTGGGTTGTACACGTTGATAGTGCTCCCATTTTACCCGTGGGGTTTTCGCCCAGCGTGACTTGACTTCCTCCTCGGTTTCAAAGGTGTGCCGCTTGCGGAAGTATTCTGGAATGTACTCTTCTTTGGCGCCGCAGGGAATCAGGTGAAAGCTGTGTTCCCAAAAACTCCACAGCATTTCTTCCCTGGCTTCTTCGGAGAGGTCAGTCCATGTTTCGTTTATATGAAGGACCAAAGACACGGAAAAGCTCAGGAAGCATCTTGGGTTTCGGTGGCTCTTATTGCTCGATCCACTTCCATATTATGGGTGTCACCGTAGATCGACTCCCAATCCAGTAAACCGTTGCTGATGTTGATCAGCTTTTTCGCCTGCTTTACTTTTGGGGTCCTGACGAAATAGCGCCAGGATTTGGTGGTGGTTCGGGAAACACCAATCAGGTCGGCAAGGTTTTGCTCGCCGATTTCTTTGATGTATTCTGATAAAGTCATTTTAATTTCGGCCATAGGTTTCTCCTCGAAAAAAGGGGGGATAAGTTGGTTACAGAAAGTAAGCATAAACTATTGACACAAAGTTTTCAATGTTTTAGAATCACTATTGAATATTAAATTAATTGAGCCGAAATCATGACTATTTCACTGTACGAGCTTCGACAGTCTCGTCTAAAAAAACTGTCAGAAAAACTTGCTATCGAAAACGAAATCAAGGCCATCACCAAACAAATACTAAGCCATCCCGAATTGCAAATTGATTTGCCGAGACTGGCTAACCGTGGGGGGTCCGGAATCCAGGAGGGATTGACCGTCACCTATGCGGAAAGCCTTTCATGGGACCAGGTGCTGCTTGATGAGGCGCGTAAGAAAATTCCACCCGAAGCGTGGCCGTTCAAAACAATCTACAAACTTGGCAAGCGTGACTTCAAAACCTATTGCATGGAACATGCGCAGGATTTTGCACCATTGATACAGCTTGCGGCAATCACCAAGGTGTCGCCGAACCCCAGGCTTACAGAAAAGGAATCCGGAGGTGCGTCATGAACGACTTGTTCAGCAGCATCCGTAGCCACAGCAACGACCCCATGGTCAGGATGAATGTATACGGCACCGACGGCATCGGCAAGACAAC